AGGCATAACAAAAATTGATAAAACTCCATTTGTTACAGGTCCTTTAATTGATCCATCTATTCAATTAAAAACAGTTATAGATACGGCTAAAGCAACCGCAGCTTTACCTAGTTATGTATCTTCTACAGAGTTTTTTAGCTCACTAGCCGACTCTCAAAAATTAGATTTAGGAGGATATAGCCCTTACATGAATTACGGCGGAGGTTATCCTCGTACGTATGAGATTACAATAAATGCAGGGGCTATCGCTGCACCGGATGAATTAACTACCATGATCCAAAATACTATACAAAAGATTAACCGCGACGGAGATCCTTTAACGGTAGCAGGTACACTATGACCGTCCCTACCATAAATGCCGTTATAAACTTTTCGACGGGCCCGGCTTTTGCTCAAGCGATGATCCTAGGTACGGGTCAGCTAGGTACTAATGTGCTAGCAGACTCCGAAGCGCTTATCGTAGATGTATCTAACGTAGTCGATGGCGTTACAACTACACGAGGCCGTAACGCTCAGGCGGATGTATTCCAAACAGGTACCTTAACCCTGCGTATCGTCGATCAAAATGGCGACTTTAATCCTCAAAATGCCTCAGGCCCTTACTACGGCCTACTTACTCCAATGCGTAAAGTACAAATTACCGGCACTTATCAGGGTATCGAGTACCCGATGTTTAGCGGCTTTATTACTAGCTACACAACTACTACGCCTAAGATGGCTACCGATGTCGTATACACGACTATTACAGCCGTGGATGCTTTTAGACTTTTCCAAAATAGCCAAGTCTCAACCATTACTCTAGCTGAGGCCGGTGACTTACCGGGCGAGCGCGTAAACGCTATCCTCGACGAGATCGCTTGGCCTCCATCTATGCGTGATATCCAATACGGCGACACTATCTTTCAGGCAGACCCGGGCAACCCTCGCACCGCTCTTAACGCTTTACAAACGGCAACCATCTCCGAGTACGGGGCTTTGTATATCAATGCTCGAGGCTCAGTAGAGCTAAAAGATCGCGCCTTTTGTATTGACTCTCAGGCTTTACCCGTAACTCGCTTTAACGACGATGGCACGGATATAAATTACTTTAACGCGGTGTGGCGATTAGATGATACGCAAGTCTATAACTCTGCCTCTATTACGAAAATCGGGGGTACGGCTCAAATTGCAGAAGATCAAGCCTCTATAGATGAGTACTTTGTCCACTCGTATAACCAACAAAATTTAGTAATGGATACTGACCAAGCCGCGCTCGATTATGCACGGGCTTACGTAGCAAGCCGTAAAGATACTGAGACTCGATGCGATGCCGTAGAGCTTGATCTTTATATGGACGATTATAACGATGGCATCCTTGCAGCTCTTAGCCTAGATTTTTTTGACCCGGTAGAGGTTACGACTAATCAGCCTGGTAATTCGACCCTGCAACAGACTTTACAAGTGTTTGGCGTAGTGCACCGAGTAACGCCTAACTCATGGAAAACGACATTTACAACACTAGAGCCGATTATCGACGGCTTTATATTAGACTCATCACTATATGGAGTGCTCGATACCTCCGTATTAGCATACTAAGGAGTAAGGATATGGCGGCTGGACAAGGTTTTAAGACCTTTACTACCGGTGAGGTATTAACTGCCGGCGATGTAAACGGCTACCTCATGCAGGGCATTAACGTATTCGCAACTACTACGGCTCGAGATGCGGCTATTACCGCACCGGCTGAGGGACAGTTTGCTTTTACTAAGGATACTAATGGGCTTTGGTACTACGACGGTGCAGCTTGGGTAGCCTCAGGTGCTACGGGAGATATTGAGGGAGTTACTGCCGGCGTGGGTATTAGCGGCGGCGGTACATCCGGCACGGTAACTATTACTAATGATATGGCTACAACTATTACGGCGAGCGGCGATATCGTCGTAGGTACCGGTAGCGGCACTTACGATAATTTACCTATTGGTACAACTGGACAAGTATTAACGGCAGATACAACAGTTAGCCCTTATAAAGTAAAATGGGCGGCGGCTGGTGGTGGAGATAATGGGCCATCGTTTTCTGCATATTTGGGTACAAATCAATCAATTACTAATGGTACTTTTACAAAAGTACAAGCAAATACCGAAGGCTGGGATACTAATTCAGCATACAATACCAGCACTTATGAATTTACACCGCAGACGGCTGGCTATTATGTTGTCAGCATCAATGGTTTTGTTAATTTAGGATCGCCTGATGACGCAGGTATTTTTGCATTATACAAAAACGGAGCAGCCAGTAGAAGAATTGTTGGTGTTACGAAACCAGTTGGCGGTAATGAAATTTATTTTAGCGGGTCAGCACAAATTTATCTTAATGGGTCAAGTGATTATATTTCGCTTTATGCATACTGGTATAACGCATCACGCACAATTACATCAGGAGAGACTAATTTTCAATTCTCAGCAACTCTAATAAGGACGGCATAAAATGGCTAAAACACTTTTTGAGATTATTACGGAGTCATATCCGGAGTTGTTAGATAACAGAGATTTATTTATAAATGGCACTATCACTTTACGCGATGACTCAGACGGTCAGGGCGCGTATATTGAGGCTTGGAATTATGCTAAAGCATTACCAGCAGGGTTAAAAGTAGGTAAGTAGTGCTAACAAGTTATAACGGATACCCGGCCTCTAAAGATCCTAAAGAGATCGGCATTAAGTCCTACCGTGTACGCGGTACGGATCGTAAGCTAAAGTGCGCCGAGAGCGTGGGCCCGCTCTTGGCCGCTTTTGCTGCGGATTTTCACGAGCTAATTGAGCCGATCGATGAGGGCACCTTTGACGATTGGGGCTACGCCTTTCGCATGGTACGCGGCACTACTGACAAATTATCGTGTCACTCATCCGGTACGGCTATCGATCTCAATGCGACTAAACATCCACTAGGTAAGTACGATACGTTTCCAAGTGAAAAGGTACCGATGATCCGGGCCCTTGCTAAAAAATACGGCCTTAAGTGGGGCGGCGACTTTAAGAGCCGTCCGGATGATATGCACTTTGAGGTAAACGTAAAGCCGGCCAAGGCTAAAGAGCTCATTACAAAGTTAGGATTAGACGATGCCAACTAGCGCACAAGTAACAGTAGGTACAACTCCTACCCTTTTAGTACCGGCCAATATTGCCGATCAGAGCGCCTATATCCACGCGGGCCAAACGGATCTTTATATAGGTGGGCCTAACGTGAGTACGACTAACGGCTATTTAATGGACCATAAAGATAAATTAAGTGTAGGCGTAGGAGATCACGAGGGGTTATACGGCGTAGTAACGTCGGGTACTAGCCTCGTTTATGTTTTATATCAAGTTAATTAGGAGGCAATAATGGATAAAAAGAAAATACTAGAAAACGGTAAATCATACGTACGCCATGCGATTACCTGCGTGGGTGCGCTTTATCTATCGGGTATTACTGATCCAAAAGTATTAGCTAATGCGTTTATCGCGGGGCTAATCGGTCCATTACTAAAGGCTCTTACACCGTCCAAGAGTGCTAACGGGGTAGGGGTCAAGTAATGGAAAGAGCTCAGCTCGTAATCGGTATAGCTTTGGGGAGCTTTACCATTTTGGGGTTAGGGGCTGGGCTCGTCCGGCATTTGGTTAAATATTATTTAGGCGAGTTAAAGCCTGACGGCAACGGCGGCCATAACCTAGCCGGGCGCGTTGAGCGTATCGAGCAGCGGGTAGACCGCATCTACGAGATTTTGTTAGAGGATCGACTAGCCAAATAGCGACACGCCAAAAGGCTATACGCTTTCATTTGTGACAAAAAGCCCTCATACTGATACTACAAACGCTGAGAGGGCTACTCGGTTAGTAGCTTAATCAGCCTTAACAAAGGGCTAAGTAAATGAATAGTTTAGATATATTAATAGCACTAGCGGCCGCAGGTATGGGCTTTATGTTTATGGTGCTGGGATACTCGGTCGGTGATCGTCAAGGGCACGGCGAGGGCTTTATAGGTGGCGTCGCTATCGGTCCGGCCTTGAAAGATAAGGA